AAAAGGTCTAAAAAGATGGTAAGATTGTATGATGATTACGAAGTGGCGGACACAGAATATAATACAGATGCTGATGAGAGATTTGAAAGCTGTTGGAATGATATGATAAATCAGTTAGACAAAATGAAGAGAGAGAAAGGATGGAGTGCAGCCTTACTATTTGAACACTATTACTTCAGCGATAAAACATTAGAAGAGGTAAGTGAAATGATAGGTATTAGTAAGAGCACTACATTCCTTAATACAAAGAGGGTTAAGCTACATCTCAAATCAATACTAAAAAACCCATTTAGACCAGAAAACGAATAAAAATATATATTGAGTTGTTAAATACTATAAAGAAACAATAATATGCCATTCGAGAAAGGAGATACAAGGATAAACAGATTTGGTAGACCAGCAGGTTCACTAAACAGAACTACACAACAAATGCAGTTAAGCATAGCTAGGATTGTGAATAACTCTTTGGATAATCTTAAAAGTGATTTGGAAGAGATGAGGAAGACAGACCCTAAAGCAGCAGCGGAGATAGCAATTAAATTACTAAACTACGCAATGCCAAAACTATCCAATGTTGAAGTGAAAGCAGAAGTTCAACAAAAGATACAATCTATAAATGTTACTATAAATCAAACAGGAAGTGGAGTTAAACATACAGACAACAGTTAGTTACCAACATTTAGAGGATTGCCATACAAGAACAATTCACGCAGTTGGAGGAACGAGAAGTGGAAAAAGCTATGCTATTATGACCTGGCTTATAGTTCAAGCGTTGCAGGAAAAGATTAGTATATCCGTAGTAAGAAAATCAATGCCATCGCTTCGTCGTTCTGTTGTAAAAGACTTTATGGATATAATGAAAGGGTTTGGTATATGGGATTTGAATAGATGGCACGATACAAAGAAAGAATACACATTTGATAGTGATGCAGTAATCTCATTCTTCTCAGCCGATGATGAAAGTAAATTAAGAGGGGTAAAGAGTGATTACGCGTGGATAGATGAGGCTTCGGAAGTATCGGCAGATGAAGCGTTCCAAATTGGGATTAGAACAACACGCAGAATAATTTATAGCTACAACCCGACTGTTAGTCCATATCATTGGTTGAGACAGGAGTATGGTGATGGTAATGTAACTGTCAACCACACCACATACCTCGACAATCCATTTTTAGAAGCATCACAAGTAAAAGCAATTGAAGACCTAAAAGATAAGAACCCAAAGTTGTGGGCTATCTATGGTAGAGGTGAGTATGCTGGTAACGAAAGACAGATATATCAATTCAATGTGATAGATGAAATACCAAACGATGCAGATTTTGTATCATACGGTTTGGATTTTGGATTTAATGACCCTACGGCAATGGTTGGATTATGGAAATGGGGTGAGAACATATACATCAAAGAAATCCTTTACGAGAGGAGTTTAACCTCTGGTGATATAGTTAGTAGGCTAAGACACTTTGGAGTGAATAGAGAGGAGATATGGTGTGACAGCGCAGATGCTAGGTTGATAGAAGAACTATACAGAAGTGGATTGAATGCAAAAGCGGTAAGTAAAGGGCCAAATAGTATAAACTTTGGTATCAACACATTACTCAATTATAGAATAAATCTACATAAGGGGTCACAGAACTTAATAAACGAAATGTATGGGTATCGATGGGCGAGTGATAAGAGTGGATATGTAACAGATGTGCCCGAAGGAGGATTAGACCACTTATTAGATGCAGCACGCTATGTTGGTTTAATGAAGCTAACAAAGAAGGCGGAGAATAGTGGAAAATATGTAATCAGTATAAGATAAAACAAAACAATATGGCAAGAATAATTGGACATGATTTAACAGCTTATCACAATGAATTAACAGATAAGGTGGCATTACAAGCGAAACTAATAGAAGAGTTAGTTAAGTTAAATGAAAACTACGAAGTAGAGGTAAAAAGGTTAGTAGATGAATACAATAAGTTATATGTAAAATACAAAGCTTTATCAAATGACTAAATACTCAAACGAAGAAATACAGCTATTAGAAGAGTTATGTGTAGAGTTAGTAGATAGTAATAACGAACTCAATAGTAAGATAATAATAATGGATAGGTTTGTTAAAGATAGAGAAGCAAAAATAAAACTGCTTACTACTCAATTATATCAATGCTTAAACGGAGATGTAAAATTAAACTAATATGAAGAAAGAAATAGAAATTGTAGTTCCAAAGAATTGGAGTGCTGTAACATTAAGAAAGTATTTAGAGTTAAAGAAGGATTTAGAATTATATAAGGATGATGAAGAAGCACTATTAGCATCTTTGTTGTATCACTTATGTGGGGTTGAACCATTGGTAGTGCAATTATTAGATGTTAAAACAATAGCAACTATACAAAACCAACTAAACTCATTTACTACAAACACAGAGCTTCCATTAGAAAGGTTTATCACAATTGATGGAGTTGAATACGGTTTAGAGCCAGATTTATCACAAATGAGTTATGGTGCGTATGTGGATTTGGGAAAGTATGATGTGGTAACGATAGATGAGAATTGGGCAAAGGTAATGAGTATCCTATATAGACCAGTAACAGATAAGAAAGGAGTGTTTTACAGCATTGAAAAGTATAGTGGAGTAGGAGATTGGGAAAAGTTTTTAGATGTAGATATGGGAGTTAATTTTGGAACTCTGTTTTTTTTTATCAATTTAGCTCGACAATTGGTGAAAAATACCCTGAACTCTTTGAAGGATACGGAAACGCTCCCTCACAACATCAGTATAACTTTGGAAAAAAGTATGGAGCATATACATCAATTATCCAACTTGCACAAGGGGATATTAGATACATAGATGCAGTAACAGAAGAGCCGTTAGAGAAGGTATTATTATTTCTAGCATACCACGTAGATAAGCAAATTATGGAGGAATTACTACATAACGAAGCGATGTCAAAGATGAATAGATAAAAGTTACACTTTAGTTGTTATATAAGTAAATCTAAATAGAAATGGGAAATCCGTCACAATCACAAAACCAAAGGGCTAATTCGGGCAAGTATTTTGGACCGACTAGAGGATTAGCATCACCAAAGAATAGTAGAAGGGGGTGTGCATGTCCTGATGGCAAACGATATAGCAGGAGTTGTTGCGATGGTTCATTACAAGCACAAGGTATAGGTCAGACACAATCTGCTACAATATCTTATGGAGCATTTAGTAGTGGTTTCTCGAATGGATTTAATATATTAAATTAAAAAGAAAGATAATATGTCTCAATTGACGAAAAATCAGTTAGGAACGGAGAACAGCAATAGCTTCCCTAACAATAACACAGGGTATATAACTCCTACCTTATTAAGAACATTTAACCAAAATATGATAGATAGTTTGGTAGATGAGGACTCTTATACAATAGATAGTGGAAGCGTTAATGCTCAAATTGATGCATTACAAGCATTTAGCACATCATTAGATGCATCATTTGTAAGTGAAACTCAATTTGGAGCTTATACTGCTTCTCAAACTGCTGAAAGTGCAAGTTTTAACTCAAGAATAAATGCTTTAGACCCATCTGGTTCTGCACAAGCATTAACGGCGTTAGAGCAAGCAACTTCATCGTTAAACGCATTTACTGCATCACAATATGTAAGTAATTCATTATTCATTCAAAGTTCTCAAACGAGTTCTATGAGTGTAGCAACTGCTTCTTTTGCATTAAACACACAGAACATTGATACTGGTTCATTAGTAACTACATCATCATTTAATTCATATACTGCTAGTGCGGCTAGTGGTGTATCTGCTTCAATCAATGCAGCTACACAATCATTAAGTGCAAGTTTAACACTAACGGATAATAGTAAATTAAACACCGGTTCATTTAACTCATATACCCAATCAATAGCATCACAGATAGCTGGTATTGGACAGGCCATAGCAGGTAAATTAAATACCGCTTCAATATCATTAACACAAAACATTACAGGTTCTGTAGTGATGAGTGGTAGTAGTGCAGGAAACCCTGAATTATTAAGATTAGATGGAGGAGTAGGTGTAGGAGCATTAGCATTGCATGTTATCAGCGGTTCAGTAGAAGTAACAACACCACAAGGAACTGGTCACTTCTATACTAACTTACCTATTACATCTTCAAATGGTAGAATAAACGGATACTTAATAGCTAAAAACTTAATTGTTAGTGGAACAGGAACTGGAACACCGGCTGATACGAGTGGTAGTGTATGGGTAGAAGGATATGTAGCAGCCAATGTAATTAGTTCATCAACATATATCTCAGCAAGTGATTTATACTTAACAGGATTGGTAAAAGCAACATCTGCATCTTTCCAATATGTAGAAACAATATTTGAAACAGCATCTACAATTTACTCATCAGGCTCAAATCAGTTTGGTGATGCAAGTAATGATACACAAACTCTTTATGGTAGTGTTAATGCCGTAAACAGATTTACTGCAAGTGGATTAAACTATCCAACTGCTGATAATGGTGAGTTTAGTTTTATTCAAACTGATGGTAATGGTAATTTATCATTACAATATGTTAATACAACTAACGATACTGTTTACAATGGTGAAGCAACTACATTAGTAAAAGGAACACCTGTTTATGTATCTGGCTCACAAGGAGCAAATCCTAAAGTGTTTAGAGCTGATGCAGCAGATGTAAATAAAATGCCTGTAACTTATATTATAGGTGATGACATACCTACTGCAGAAACTGGTAGAGCTATCATATTAGGGCAAATAGATGGTATCAATACTACTGGATTTGCTGAAGGAGTTGAAATATACGCGGCTGAAGGTGGTGGTTTTACAGACAGTAGACCATCAGGTAGTACATCTATAGTTCAGTTATTAGGTATAGTAACAAAAGAAGGTAGTGGTGGAAAAGGATTGGTATTAAACCCAGGACCTGCAACACTTCCTAACTTACAAACCGGATATGTGTGGGTAGGCAATACTTCCAATCAGCCTGTAGCAATTGCAACTTCATCATTAGTTGTTAGTATAAACACTGGTTCATTCGCAACAACAGCATCAAATACCTTTATAGGAAACCAAATCATAAGTGGAAATCTATTAGTGAGTGGTGCAAACATAAATCTAGAAGTTGATGCACCTGCACTTTCAGTAGGAGTAACAAATGTTAAAACTCTTTTAGATGCTACTGCAAGTGGAGTAGTAACTACGGAAGATATATACAGAACGGGTGCTGGACCGACAGGAGATTTAAGTGGTATAAGATTACAAACTTTAAGTGGAAGTGATACAAGTGGAGATACACTATTGAGTAGAGTATCAACTGGCGTAAACAGACACACATCAACTGCAATGACAGGTTCAGTTGTGAATACTATAATTCAATCAGCTTGGGCTACTGGTAGTGCAGGTGGTAGAGTATCATACGCATCAAATGTTATTCTAAATGCACAATCAGCATCATCAACTTTAACCCTAAATGCAGGAAACTCCGCAGCTAACTTTGGAGGAGGTACTGCATCATTAGTAGCCGGAAGAATTAACATAGGAACTACAAATGCTACAATAATATCAACGGGAAGCACGTGGAGTCATAACGGACAATTTGCAACATCGCAAGGTATTACTGCAAACAATGGTGGTATAACTGCAACATCAGGTTCAATCAATGGAGAGTTTAGAGTAAATGGTTCAATAAACATCACAGGCTCTAACCCAACAATACAAAGTGGTAGTTTGAGTGGTAGTTTAGTATCTACATTAACTGATACATACGCATCAACTCCACAAGCAACATTTATAGTAACAATAGACTCTGCATCAATGGCAACCCTATTGAGTGGAGCAGGAACAAATGCAAACACATTGTATTTCGTAATATAAAATAATTTATGAGTATATTTTTAGGAAGTTCTCAATTAAGTGGTTTATTCGGCACAGCAGTAACTGCAGGGCCTGGAGCAACCGCATTTGGAAATCCAGCTCCTCCAATTAGTGGCGGGGCAGTTGCTTTGAATGCAGGATTGTTTCCAAATACATCATCTGTATGGACAAACTATAATGGTAATGTATTTGTACAAAATGCACCATTAGTAGGAACATCAAGCATTGGGTTTTATCAATTTAATGGAACAAATGACCAATTATTCTTAAGCGGAGGTTTATACACAAATGGTTTATTTCAAGGAAATAATGGTACTCAATCATTTACAATGATGTTCTATGGAACCGTTGGTGATTTATCTACACAAAATAGAGCATTATTTGGAAACCCTCAATATAACACAACTCCATCTGGTAGTGATGCAATTTTTAGAATAGATACATCACCTCCTGCTGGATATTGTACTTTAGATATGAGAACCTCACAGGCATTAGGAGGAAGATTTAATAGATTTTCAGTTCCATATTCATCTGGCTCTATAATGAATATTGCAGTAACATACGATGCGACAACAACATCAGCATCATTGTATGTAGATGGTATATTAACACAAACATCAGGTGGATTTGCAGGAGCACAATATACACCTTGGTATAATAATGGGGGTAATGGTCCTATATTTGGAACATCAAATGGAATTAACGCTGTAGACTTTAATGGAACATTAGGAGGATTTTATGTTTATAATAGAATATTAACAGGAACACAAATATCACAATCAGCAGCATGGTTCTCACAAGGTAATACAGTAATACCTGCTCAAGCGAGTGGAATACAGGATATAAACACTGCTTATTTAGGTAGTAATTTATTATATACAAAGCCAACAACGACCACGACAACCACGACCAGCACGACTAGCACCACAACGACTAGCACCACATCAACTACTAAACCACCATTATCGGTGATGACATTAGTTATTGGTGGAGGTGGAGCAGGTGGAGTAGGAACAGGTGGTGGTGGAGGAGCCGGTGGTGTTGTTTACTCATCATCATTATCTTTAACACCTGGAACATACGCTACCAATGTAGGAACAGGAGGTTTACAATCAGCGGGTCCTGTTGGATTAAATAGGTCTACACAATCTGGTAACTTTGGACAAACATCATCATTCCAATCAGGCTCTATTTCAGTAATAGCAGTTGGAGGAGGTGGTGGAGCCGCATACGAAACATCTACTGCATTCGCTAAGAGTGGAGGTAGTGGAGGTGGAGGTTCTAACTTCTCAACATACAGAGCAGGAGGAGCAGGAACAACAGGTCAAGGTAATGCAGGTGGAACAGTAACATCTAACCCGAATGGTAGTGGTGCAGGTGGTGGTGGAGCTTCACAAGCAGGAGCAGGTGCAGAGGTAGCTGGAAGAGGTGCACCAGGAGGTAGCGGTTCTGCATATACTATTAGAGATGGTAATTCTGTATTCTATGGTGGAGGCGGTGGTGCAGGTTCATATCACACAACACCAGGTGGTCTAGCATCAGCAGGTGGTGGACAAGGTGGTAATGCATCAGGTGGTGCAGGTTTCTCAGGTTCAGCAAACACCGGAGGTGGTGGTGGTGGTTCTAACAGAAATGTTGATGGAACTGTCAACGGAGCTGGAGGAGCAGGAGGTAGTGGTATTATTATCATTGCTTACTTAACATCATCATTTAGTGCATCAGCGGCTACAGCAGTTAGTGGTGGTATCATAACAGATTACACTTCTGGCTCAGCAGTTTATCGTTCACACACATTCTTATCATCATCTAACTTGGTGATAAGCTAAAAAATAATAAAAAAAATTGATATATTTTATATCTTAATTGTTAAATAACTGAAAACACAAAAATTATGAACTCAAAACAAGTATTAGACAAGATAGCAAAGATGTTGTATCTTAATAAAGAACAAGAAACATTGCTTACTTACGCTAAATTAGCAGACGGAACAATCGTAGAAAGCCCTACATTTGATGTTGGAGAAACATTAGATGTTGTAACTGAAGAAGGTAAAACTCCTGCGCCAGATGGCACTCATGAATTATCTTTAAGAGATACAGAAGGAAATGAAACACTAATCAAAGTTATAACTGAAGGTGGCAAGATTGTTGAAAGAGAAAATGTAGAATTGGAAATTGTAGAAGCAAAACCAATTCCACAAACTGGAACTCCTAACAAATATGAAGTAGTGCCAGATGCAGAAGGAACAATCACATCAGGAACTATTAAAGCAGCAGAGGAATTACCTTCTGGTGACGGAGTAAGTGAAGATGTAGCTGATTTGCCTGAAAATCCACAAACAACTGATAAGGGTGATGAGCCTTTGGATATGAAAAAGATGTATGAGGAAATGGCTTACAGAATTGAAGAAATGGAAAAGAAGATTACACAAATGGAAGAAGCAATGACTCCTAAAGAAGAGCTTGCTGATGAACCAAAGTTACCAAAATTAGATGGAGCACCAGTTGAAGAAACTACTAAAATGAGTGCTGTATCTCCACAAAAGAAAGAAAATGGAATGAAAAATTATCAAGATACTTTTTTCTCCAAACTTTATAAATAATTAAAAAACAAAAATCATTAAAAAAATGAGACAAAAACAAAACTTCACAAACCCTGTAATAAGTAATAGCACTTATGCAGGTGAGGCAGCAGCTGGATATATCGCGGCGGCGCTTTTTAGTGCAAGAACTTTGGACAACAAGTATATTACAATTATGCCGAATGTCAAGTTCAAATCTGTTATCCAAAAGTTAGGCGTTACTTATATTATATCTAACGCATCTTGCGATTTCACAGCAACAGGTTCAGTAGCAATCACTGAAAGAATTATCACTCCAAAAGAATTGCAAGTAAACGTTCAATTATGTAAGAGTGAGTTTATTGACTCCTGGAATGCATTGCAATTAGGGTTCAGTTCGTTCAACACTATCCCAGCTAGCTTCAATGACTATTTGGTGAGCTATATTTCTGGTGAGGTTGCACAAGCGACTGAAACTTCAATTTGGCAAGGTGTAGCAGCAACTAACGGACAATTCGGTGGTTTATACCCTGCATTATCTTCTTCAGTTGGTGCTGGTGGAGCAACATCTCCTATCACATCTTCTGCATCTGGTTCAGTAACATCTGCAAACGTATTGGCTACATTAAACTCTTTAGTTGATGCAATCCCTACATCTGTATATGGTAAAGAAGACCTTTTAATCTACGCTCCAACTAACGTTGCAAAAGCATATCAACAAGCATTAGCTGGTGGGTCTGTAGGTGCTAACGGATGGAACAACCAAATGAACGTTGGTGAAAAACCATTCAACTTCAATGGTATTGAAATCGTATGGTGTCCAGGTTTAGCTAACAACGCTATCGTTGCAGCACAAAAATCAAACTTATTCTTCGGAACTGGTTTATTGAGTGATTACAACCAAGTTAAAGTGTTAGACATGGCTGATTTAGACGGAAGTGATAACTACAGAATTATAATGAGATATTCTGCAGCAACACAATTTGGTATCGGTGAAGACATCGTTATCCACAAAAACTACTAATATTGAAAATAAGTAAGGAGAATAAAACCTCCTTACTTTTTCATTAAGGTTATACAAATAAAAAAATAGAAATTAAATTATACAACTATGGCTTGTGATATAAATAAAGGAAGACAGGAAGTATGTAAAGAGAGCATCGGTGGTTTACAAGGTGTTTACTTTTTACCATACACTACAATGTCTTTCGTAAAAAATGCAAACGGAGAAGTAACAGCGATGCCTTCGGGTTCAATGAATGTTTACTACTACGAATTGAAAGGAACAAGCGCATACCTTGAGACAGTGAATACTTCTAGAGAGAATGGAACTACATTCTTCCAACAAGATGTAACATTGAACTTAAAGAAACTTACTAATGAAATGACCACTCAATTAAAGTTGATGGCATACGGTAGAAACCAAATGTTCGTATGGACAAACAATGGTGATACTTTATTAGTAGGTGAAAAAGAAGGTGCTGATGTTACAGCAGGAACAATTCAAACAGGTGGAAGTTTAGGTGACCTTTATGGTTATTCTGTAACTTTAACTGGATTAGAAGCATTACCTGCATCATTCTTATCTGGTTCTACTACATCATCTGCTTTCGCAGGATTGACTGTAAAACCAGTAATCGTAACAGGTTCAGCGGCTTAATAAGGTAGCGTAAACTTAAAACAATATAAATTGGGATAGACAATAGTTTATCCCTTTTTTATGTCCATATTTAACTAAAAATGTGGTTATGTTTGTTAAATACATAGATAAAGACAAGATAATGCTAGGATACTACATAACAGGCTCTAACAGCTATACAATTAGAACTGAAGATTTCACATCAGGAAGCACATTGGTATTAAGATTACAGAATATGCTTACCTTAAAGAATACATCTTCATCTATAACAAGCTACACATTTAATGATTATGAGAACTTACTTTCATTTACACCAACCATTCCATCTGCGAGTGTTGGAGGAGAGTATAGAGCATATTTAACATCAGGTTCGACATCTATATGGCATGGGAGTATTCAAGTTTATACTTCTCAATCTAACGATACAGAATACACAAATCAAAATACACAATACATCAGTAATGTAACTGGTAATGAATATATAATTTTAGAATAATATGGATAAGCAGTATCAAAACTTTTCGGTAGTTTCACTTGCACAACAAGATGTTCCAGTAATAACAGAGGATACAAAGACCCGTTATAATTGGGTCCCATTTGGTATAGGAGCACAAGATGATTTCTTTTTAGTAGTAACAGAAGCATTCAACACATCTACGACAAACGCAGCATGTCTTGAAGGTATTAGTGATTTAATCTTTGGAAAAGGATTATATACACAGAATACAGCTATGACTGATACCATCGCTAAACTACTACCGCAAGAGGAGACAAAGAGGGTAATTTTCGACTTAAAACTTTATGGTAATGGTGCATACCAAGTGTTGTGGAACGATGACCATACGAAGATATTAAAGTTCTACCACATACCGGTTCAAACATTAAGAGCTGAAAAGTTATATGGTGAACCAAAGATACAAAATTATTTTTACTGCACAGATTGGTTTGATAATAAAGCACAAAGACATAAAATCAAAATACCTGCTTTTGGAACATCAAATGAGCAAAGAGAAATATTATACATAAAGAACTACACACCAGGAAAGTATTACTACTCTGCACCTGATTGGGTTTCTGCACTTCAATTTTCTTTTGTAGAAGCTGAGTTAAGTAATTTACACCTAAACAATATTGAAAACGGATTTTTACCAGCAGTAATGGTTAATATGAATAATGGTATTCCTGCTCCTGAGGAAAGAGATACTATTGAGGATTTAATTGAACGTAAGTTTACGGGTACTCGTAACGCTGGCCGTTTTATGATTTCATTTAACGATGATAAGGAAAGACAACCTACCATTGATACTATACAGATTGAGAACCTACATGAAAAATACAAATATGTTGCTGAATACGCACAAGACCGTATATTAGTAGCACATAGGATTACATCTCCATTACTATTTGGAATTAGAACTGCAAATAATGGTTTTAGTTCTCAAAGTGAAGAGATGAAAACAGCCTTCTCTATCTTACAAACAATGACAATTCAACCATTCCAAAACATAATTATCAATTCATTAACTGCAGCTTTAGATGAAGGTGGATGGGAAAGTAGCCAATTATACTTTGAGCAATTAACTCCATTGGCTATTCTATCTCAGCAAGCAGAAGAAACTGATAAAACGATTGGACAAGTAGAGGATGAAACAAATAAACAAATGGAAAACCCTGAGGTTACAGATGAGAAAACTGACAATATAGAGCAGTTAGAAAGATTTGAGTTTGTTAAACCAACAATTTTAAGTAAAGAATACGAAATATACAAATAATATGAGCTACGCATTATTC